GCAGCACGCGAGGCGGGCGATTCGCTGGGCGGCGTGTTCGTCGTCGTCGCCACAGGCGTCCCGGTCGGGCTGGGCAGCCACGTCCATTGGGAACGGCGGCTCGATGCGCGGCTGACAGCGGCGGCGCGCGGGGGAGGGAGATAGAATGTTTGTTCTAGTTGGCGGCACTGCAGCGGGCAGGGGAGAGGGAGGAGAAGGGGGGTAGGTGTGCGGAAGCAGGAGTAGGGATAACATCAGGGTACCCCTTGTCCACTTCGTGATCGCCCACTACGGAGGCATCTTGCCAGCGAGGGTCCCCACCTAACCAGACGGCAATGTCGACAGAGCATCTTTGGCCAACGTGGGAAAAGAAGGAGAAAATCTTTGGTCTTATTGACTACTCGCCTCACCAGCTCCAGCTCCCAGCCCATCAATCCTCGGCACGGGCGATTCAGATAGTAGGAGCCGAGAGAAGTGGCAAGAGTCGCTGGACTGCGGCAGAGCTGACGGCGCGAAGCATCTGGTCCAGGCGCATAGCGGTGGCGGCGCGCGACTACGAGGAGAGCAGGCCGGAGATGCTGTATGTCATTGAGGATCTAAGGAAGCTCGGCATCATAAAGGGAAGGCCAAGCACCCCCAAGGCCGGCAAGTGGCAAGTGGAGGCCTTCAGCGCGCTAGGAGGGGTTCACATAGAAACAATCAGCCTAAAGGACGACCCCAGGGCGCTAACGGGAACGGGGAAGGCATATGATGTTGTAGCGCTGGTGGAAGCGGGAAGGCTGCCATACGAAGCGTTCACAGCGGCCAGGGGGCGCGTAGCAGAAACGCGCGGTCTTGTCCTCATGTCGGGGACATTATGGGACACATTTGGCTGGTACGCTGACTTTTACGAAGACTTTGGGGGACCGAATGTATTCGACGGGGTAAGATTTTCTTTTCCCGCATGGTACAATGTTGCAGTGTACCCCGGGGGGAGAGACGACCCGGAAATAAAGAGGCTGGAACAACAGTACAACAAGGACGAGTTCGCGCGATTGGTAGAGGCCCGCCTGGTACCAAGTCCGGCACGGATGTATCCCGAGATAAAGCGCACGGTTCATGTTAGGGAGATGGAATATGATCCCGACTCACCGGTGGAGCTGAGCGTGGACCCCGGCTACTATCCCAGCCGCTATGCGGTACTGGTCTTCCAAGACGGAATAGATGAATATGGAAGACAGGTAGTAAGACAGATCGATGAGATTTGGGAGCACCACAGAACACATGCAGACATCATCGAGGAATGCAAGAGACGCCCTTGGTGGAAGGGGGTTGAAAAAATAAGAGGAGGACACGAGACGCGCGCCCACGCTGCTGCCAAGAGCACCCAGGAGGTATGGGAGGAACTTACGGGCCTGCCGTTCGAAATTGTCCCTTCTCATCCAGTGCGTGAGGGGACGATGCGGGTAAGGACCTTCCTAAGAGACCCGTCGATAACAGAATCTCAACTAGAGGTTGAGCCAATGAGAGCCGCCAGATATTTTGTAGACCCCCGTTGCACTGGGACACTATATGAGTTCAAGGCGTACAAGAGAAAAACCAACAGGCGCGGGGAGGTCAGAAGCGACGACCCCTATGACAAGAACAACGACGCAATGGACGCTCTCAAAAACCATATTTACTCCAAGTTCGGGCCGGTAGATCGCCGCAAGCGCAAACGCAGACAGACCCGCCCTCGTGTCTGGCCGATAGGATAAGGAAATGATGAAACCTCGAGACCTAACGCCGGAATTTGTCGTGGGGCGCGCCAACGCGCTAAAGAACAATTGGTCTAAGCGCAATACGCGGATGGACACGTACGAGGATATATATGATCTGGATGTATGGGAAGGGTCTCCTGAAGAGGGAGAGCGCCGCGTAGCTTCCCCCCGGGCATTCAGCATCGTAGAGACGGCAAGGACGCTGCTGCTAAGCCAGCCGCCAGTCATAAGTGTTCCCCCCAGCGAGGTTAAGAGGGTGGCTATCGAGAGAGCGAATAAGATAGAGAAGTATCTTTATGGAGCCTGGCATGAGATGAGAATGATGCGCGTACTGGACGACGGCGACTGGTATGCCAACTGCCTTGGCCAGGGGATAGTGCGAATAGTATACAATCCAATGCTGGACGACCTCGGCGAGTTCCCGCTGGTTGCGCAGGCATTAGACCCGCGTGATGTTTACTTCTCTTTCGGCTCCCGGCCGGGAGAGATTCTGGAGGCAGTTCACCGTTTTGACCGACCCCGACGGGAGATCAATGACGAGTGGCGTAGAAACGGAAAGGATCCCCTGGAATTTGACGGCCCGAGCAGCGAGTACGAAGCCTGGCTGGACGAGGCTGTAGACTACATAGATTATTGGAGAGTAGACATCGTTCAGGAGGAGATAGAGGAAGAGGCGCTCGCAGAGGAGGAGCCGCCGCTAGGGGTTGTTGGAAGGGTGTTCCGCCAGATACGTGGGCTTTTCCAGGAGGAAGAGGAGGGGGAAAAGAAACCGGAACCTGGTCCGTCCAAGGTGTGGCGGCGCAAGATCACCAATTGTGTCGTGGCCGACGGAACATGGTGGATTAAGAAGCCGGTCTATATGCCTGGCTATGAGAAGGTTCCCTTCATCACCTGGGCGGGGATCAGCACGCCCCGATCTTATGAAAGTGGGTACCTCTCTGTCCTATATCCCGTAACGGCGGGGGCCAAGATCGGCGAGTCGGACGTCTCGGGCATTATTGGGGCCGAGAACCAGTTGCTCTCGATGGAGATACAGATAGTCAAGAGGTATGCGAACGGAGCGATACTCACTGACGATCCCGATCTTGAGGTAGACTGGCATCCCGGGGCGACGAACATTGTTAGGGAGGGAAAAAGGGTAGAGTTTCTAGTTCCGCCTGGTCCGCATCCGGCGATAAGTGAACTGGAGGCCAAGCTACAACACCACGCGGAGGATTCCACCTTTCCGGGCGCGATCATGGGACGCTATGTGGGGGACCTGTCCGGCATTGCGATGAGCATGCTGACCAACCCGGTGCTTATGAAGGTGGCGCGGCGACAGCAAGAGAGGGAAGAGGCGTTTGCGCGGATCAACGAGATTATTCTGTCGCTGACCGAGCAGTGGTCTCCCTCCAATGGATGGTTAGTCTATGGCGAGAACCGGCAGGGATTATTCGAGGCAATCCTGCCACCCGCAGAGATAGGTGGTTATCGGCGCAACGATGTCAAACTATCTGCCAGCCTTCCCAAGGATGTAAATGCCGAGCTGATGGTACGTTCACAGATGGTAGATAAAAGGCAGCTTAGTAGGCGCAGCCTGCTGGAGTTCTATCAGACCGTTACTAGGGCACAGGGAATAAGTCCAGAGGATGAGATTGCACTAATAACGGTAGAAGATGCCCTTTTGGGCAATGACATGGTACGCAAGGCGCGGGCAATGGAGATTCTTCGCGAGTACGATGCCGCCCTGGCCGCCCAGATGGAACAGGAAGCAATACAACAGCCTCCCCCTCCTGCTCCCCCGCAACGGCCGCTTCCTTCCGGACCAATGGAAGGCATCCCGCCTCAGGCGGTGTCTCCCTATGAAGTTCCGCCGCAAATGGGATTGGAGGGAATGATGGGGATGCAGCCAGGAGCGGGATTGCCCGACGGGAGGACCCCTTGATGGATCCTCGGCGCATGTTCCGCGAGTCGGTAGAGATGGGGAGAGATGCTATGTTGGCCTCAAGGCCAAGCGGGGGCCAATTGAGCGATGAAGAGGCACTGCGGCGGTATATAACAGAGCACCGGGGTAACCCGTCTGCAATGTTATCGTTCGCCAGGTCTAACGCTGCTGGCGATCCCTGGCGTGCTGCTGCCGAATACGAACAGAGGATGGAGGCTATGTTAAGGGGAGGTGGTTAGATGCCAGCGCCGTGGACAAACAGGGGAAGAGGAAGCCAGTTCTGGTTACATAATGTTTACCCGGAGCCGGACGAGGACCGGCTCCGGCAAACGAAGAATCGGCTCGTCAATTCGCTTACTGCTGCCGTGAGGGCTGCGGCACGCGGGGGTAGTTCCTATCCGGATTGGTCCGGTCGCTCCTCGGGCGGGGTGTGGGGGCGCAGCAGGAGAGGCGGCGGGGGTGGTGGTGGCGGTGGCGGTGGTGGGGGGTTCCCGGCCCCGGAGCTTGGTCCCTGGAGAGGAAGGGTAGGGTACGACTGGATTCCCTGGCAACGATGGCAGGAAGCGCCCTGGGCGAAGCTAACCCCGGGCCGGAGTGAGGAGGCGATGGCTTGGATGAACGTCGTTCTTCCATGGTATCAGCAACAACAAGCTGCGCAGCAGTTTCTGCAACAGATAGCGTTGCAGAGGGAATTAGCTAATGTGGAAGCGTTCAGGCGGCGCTGGAAGCCCAACGTGAGGTGGCTATAGAATGGGAATGAAGGAGGCAGGGGCCTGGCTAAAGAAGTCTCCCCTGTCGTCTCCCGACGACAAAAAGGGGGATTGGTGGAGGTCCCCGACCCCGCCGCCGGCCACAATGGCGCGTGGATCGATTGCTGGTAGAGAAGGGGGTCGGGGAAGGCCGTGGCTCCCGTGGTGGGCTGGTTTGGTACAGAAACTAGGACAGGTAGAGGGCCTGGACTGGGTGGCTCCCCCCGGCCTTCGCTCCCCTACACCCGTAAGGACCGGCCCCTGGCCCGCCTCGATTCGGGCAACTGCGGTGGACCTGGCTAGGGCGGCGGAGGAATCTTTCCCCATTGGTGAGGAGCCTATGCTGGAGACAGGCGACTATGCCCGCGCCTGGGGGGCGACAATGGATCGCCTTGCTCACAATGTCCAAGGTCTACCCGCAAGGGTTGGGCCAGAATTAGATAGGCTGGCAGCAAGGATGGGGCTGGAAAGCAGTGTTCCCCCGCCGGAGGCATATCCCTCCCCACCCCCGCTGCCCGAATCGGTGGAAGAGGCGCCTTCCCTGAGAGATGTGTGGGAAGACCTGAAGAGGAGAGAGGGGGTGCTTGGGAGACTGGTTGGCGGTGCGGAGATGGCAGGGAAGGGAGTAATGGCCGCGTTTAATCTCGGCTCCCGCATACCAGAGGAGGCGATGGGGGCAATTGACATCGCCCCTATGTTGAGGGAAGACCTTGAAAGAGAATACGGAACCGGCCCAGAGGTCGAGGCAGCAATTGGGGACGTCCTCTTGATGTCTCATAGTTCAATGCCGGGGTGGCGAGAAATTCTGCCCTGGGGGGATCGGTGGGAGCGTGCCCCTTGGTATATGCGGAGTCGAACCGAGGAAGGATACAACCGCATGTTGCGCGCCGCGCGCCGTCGTCTAGAGGGAGAGGACGCAGTGGCAGTGCGTGAGGGAGTCCCCGGGGTGGCCGATTCTCTGCAGGCGGCAGCGATACATGTCGGAGTGATGCCCGACGAGAACGGCGCTTGGCATCTGGACGATGAATCAATGCCGCTGGTTGTGGATGCGATTCGCCAAGATCCCGCCGCTAGTTCTTATTTTGATTTCGCCACGCGCGAGCTGGCACAACAGGGAACAGAAGAACCAGAGGCCATGCGCCTTGTTGCCGAGGGGCTATTGCAACGTGGCGTCCCAGGAGAAGAGGATATAGGAAAAGAGCTGGTCTATCGGACAGTGTTTGATCTGACAAACCTTCTGGGATCGGGTGCGAAGGGGCGCGAGGGAAGGTTTCTTGGGGCCGCCGCCGATGACATGTTGCGCCTTACTGACGATACGGCAGAGGCGGTATTCCGGGCCACGCAGGTTGAGAGGAAGGGGATATATTGGTTCCTTGATAAGCTGCCCCAGGCAAGACAGTCCAAGATAATGAGAGACACAGCCGATCTCCTCCATCTTTCTCTCTCCAGGGTTCCGCGCGAGGAAGTCCCTGCCATATTGACGGCAATAGCGGACCTGGCGTCGGACAACTCCGATGACATGGCCCGTGCGCTGAGGACGCTAGATGGCGTTGGATTGGGCCGCCGAATAGCGGGGGCGGAAGATGCGGCTGCCTACGGGCTAGAGGCAGGGGAAGTAATATCTATATGGGAGAGCAAGAACGGCAAGCGCGCGAGTTACTTCATTCGACAGGCCCTCACTGATACAGACGGGGCCTTCAATCCTCGGGCGTTACTGAAGGAGGTACGCGAGGCAGAGACCACCGAGGATGCTCTCCTGAGCGTCTTGGCGAGGATGGAAAGAACGGCGAGGGAGCTGTATCCCACCAAGAAACTGCCGGCGGCGTTGCGGGCCAATAACTCCATACGTGGGTTCTATGCCAAGTACGTTCACATGGGATATATCCTCGGCTACGCCTTTCGCAACGCCATCCAGAATTTCGTGCAGGGAGCGATAGACGGTGTATTGGGGGTGGGATTTCGGGCCGGGCGCGTGTTTGATGACTTTGGGTATGTTCCTACCGCCGCTGCGCGCGGTCTCGGCGGCGGCCCGGCGGGCGAGTTTGCCAGAGAGGCCGCCGAAGCCCTAACCCGGAGGGAAAAGATAGGGCGGTTCTTTCAAGAAGGTCCCGCAATCGTTATCTCTGGCCATATAGAAGAGGCATTTGGCCGCCCTGCTGTGGCCGCTGGGATGAGACGGGTGGCCACCCGCCACTGGCGGGTGGGGGGATTGATTGATGAAGAAGACGTGGTGAGACTTATTGATGAGGTGGGGGAGCCGCTGGGGAGCGCCATTGTTTCCGACCTGCTCCGTGCCCGTAGGCCGGACAGGCTAGATGACATCATCGACTGGGTCAGGGAAGCTACAGGGTACAGAGAACTGTGGCGCAGGGTTGATCCCGACCTGATGGCACGACTTGACGAGATCGGATACGGCGACGAGGTGGCAGACCTGGTGCGTAGCGCGCCGGACGAAGCTGCTTTCCAGAGGGGTATCCAGTCTCTGATAGACGAGGCTTGGGAGAGGGGAAGCAAGATTGGCGATGCCGCAATTCCTCGCGGCTCTAGTGCCGGGAGGTTCGCGGAGGCGGAGGATACGGTGATCGCCCGACATGGAGGGTGGGAGAAGTTACCTGGCCCCGTCACGCCAGACGCAGTGGAGGAGGGACGAGCCATACTGGCGAAGATTGGGCGGCAGATAAATGCCGCAGAGAGTAAGGCGGCATATTATGCTACAAGGTCCGGGATGGCGGAGGAATTTGGGGAGGTGTACCGGACTGTGGCCTCCCACCGTCTGCGGGTGCAGGAGAATGTAGCCAATTTACTTGACCGCACCCTAGAGGCCCTTGAATCATCTCCCAAAGAGGACTGGAGCGGTATCTGGCGGCTATACCGTGATGCGAGACATGCTGAGTATTCTTCCCATTACGACTTTGCCATTGAGGCCTTTGGAAGATTCTCCGATGCGGCCTCACAGGTGGAGGGGCAACAGGTTACAGATGACATAGTGCGGGCCGTTGCCTCCATTGTCGATGATGGGCATATGCCTACGCCGGCAGAGATAGCCGATGGGGTGGCACCAGAGATTGAGGAAGCCCTGCGTGCAACAGAACGGGACGTGCTGGGGCGATGGGGAAAGGAGATCGGGGGAGAACTGTCCCCGCGCCAATTGGAGGTGGTTGAGTCGTTTATTGGTAAGCAACGCCAACGGCTGAATGAGATGAGGGCGGTGGCCGGAAGGGTGGGGGAGATGGTAAGGGACTTTGCTTACCACAACTACTCCGACCGCCGCAATGTGGATACAGTGATGGGGGTCCTGTTCCAATATCCATTCTGGTACTCTCGAACATATGCTAAGTGGGTAGTCCGCGCGGTGGATCAGCCATATGTCATCGCTGCCTATATCAAACTAAGGAAGGCCTTACAGCAGGAGAATGCGGGGCTGCCAGAGTGGTGGCGCGATCAGGTACATATCGCCGACATTCTGGGAGACGGTGTCTACCTGCCATTGGATGCAACTTTTAACCCCCTGGCCGGGATGATGGATGCCTTCCGCTCGCCGGAGAGGGCCAGGACAACGGTGTTTGGGCTACCGGTGGGTAGGTGGGCGCAAGAATTCCAGGCCCAAAGTGGATCAACTCCTAACATATTATTGGGATATATAATGGGGGCTGCGGCAGCGGCAGAGGGGGATAAGGAGGCGGCCTTGGCCTGGGTAGGGTATCAATCTCAGTATGGGAGGGCGCTGCCGCCACTAACGGCCCTGGCGCGCGAGACTATTCCGGGTGCGGAGAGGGTAATACCGCCAGGCGGTGTAGCCTCCCCTCTTGAAGCTCACATGTTCGAGGTAACAGATGAGGGCATACGCTTTCGGGGGAGCCTATATGACCGCCGCAGGATAGGCTATATACTGGCCGACATGGTCAGGCAGGGGGAACTTTCGCCTGCCCAGGCTGATTTGGTAGCATATTATGGGGAGGGCGAAAAGTGGGACGAGGCGGCACAACAACAGATGTTGTCCCAGGTTATCCCTGCGCTGGCAAGCTGGATGCTGGGGCCAGGATTGAAGCCCCGGCGTGATTACCAGGTTGAGCTGGCAAGGATGTGGGATGTAGTAACCACCCTGCGCAACGAAAGGGAGAAGATGTCTCCCGACGAATACTCTGCCGCTTGGACGGAACTAAAAAAGAGATGGCCATACTTTAACGCCGTGATGATGGCGCGAATGGACGACGATGCACGTGATGAGGCTCTGGCTTGGTCGGTGATAGGGCGACTTCCCCCTGGCTGGCGGGGCCGGCGTATGATGGCGGACTTACATATAGATCTCCTACAGCAAAAATTTTATGACTCACGCGGGGATATGAGCGAGTGGTCCGACGACGACAGGCGTGAGTTTATGGCAGGTATTATAAGGCTAGCGGGGGAGACCGAATATCCCGACGAGGCAACACAGGACGAGTGGGATGCTGTAAGGAGCCTTAACAGAGAGCTGCGTAGCAATCTACAACGGAGATTTGGCGAGAATATCTTCGACGTCGAGGAAGAGTATTTTAGGATAAGAGACGAAGAAGGAAACGACGCGGCGCGCTCCTACCTGGAGCAATACCCCCGGCTACCAGATATGTGGGTGGCGCGCGAAGAAGAAAGGCAGAATGAGCCATTATTGCGCAAGTATTACATCGAGCCTCCCCCGACTCCCGAGGAAACGGAGGAATCGCGCCGGTCGTTTCTTCGGGGGGAGGTAGCTGCTAGATGGCCTGAAGTTGACATCTATGCCATACAGGGGGGATACTTTGATATTCCTGAGGATAATAAGGCCGCGCGTCGGGCATATTTAAAAACCCACCCGGAGCTTAAAGAGTTCTGGGGGTTGCAGGCCGCTATTGGTTTGCGTGAGGAAACGGAGCCACGGTTGCAATTTATCTTCGACGCCTACGATATGGCGGAGGAAAAGTGGCCGGGAATCAGGAATACACAGGATGAGTACTTTAGGATAAAGGAAGCAGAGGGGAAAGAAGCAGCAAGGCAGTATCTTAGGGAACATCCTGAACTAAAGGAATACTGGGATTTTATATCGTCCGTCAAGGAGGTAGCTGAAGAAGGCGGAGAGGAGAGAGGTGGTGTTCCTTTATCTCTGGGCAAGGAGACATCCGTTGTCCGATCTCCTTCATCCGCTGTGCATGGCGGGGTAACATATAGAACATATGGAGGAGCATATGGCGGGGGGAATAGGCGCAGTGGAGGAAGACAGCGCAGGGGAGGCGGGGGAGGGGGGTGGTCTTCTGTCCGGTCCTGGGACGACTTTGCTGCCCTGGCATCCCCCGACGCGATGGAAGCCCTATTTGCCTATTGGGAGGGCGGAGATACCTCTAAGGGGGCCAAGAAGGCCCTAAGAAGGCTTTACAAGAAGATCGGGTGGGGGGGGTTCAACCAGTGGCTGACCTATCTGTTGGGGCTATATCAGAGACAGTTTCCTAGTTTTGGGGAGACGGCACGCAGGGTACCAAGGGTGAAATACCCTAAGTGGATCAGAGTATAAAGGAGGCGAAATGGCAGAAGAGGACCGCGAGGATTTGGAGCCAACGGGCGGAATTGGCGAACCGGAACCGATAGCCCCAGAGGAAGGGGAGTTGGAGAAGGAGCCGATAGCCGAAACCGGAGAGGCTACGAAAGCCGAGGCGGGGCAACCGCAAGAACCGCAGCGCATAGACTTGACGCAGAACGAAGACTTCCGTAAGTGGCAAAGAGAGAGAGACCGCGAACGGGAGCAGTTGCGGCGAGAGCTGGCCGCGCGGGATGAGCGGATGCGGGAGCTGGAACGGCAACTGGAGGACCTGAGTCTTCAGGATGCTGATCCAGAACAGAGAGTGGCATATCTTCAAGGCAAGCTGGCAAAGGAAAGGGCGGAGCGGGAGAGAGCGGAGCAGCTTCGTATACAGCAAGAGAGGCTGAGCGAGGAAGCATATGCCCTGCTAGACGATCTGGGGATAGACCCCCGCGATCCCTTACTTCAGTGGCCGGAGGAGATTTCGCCACAGGGGCTGGCGAAATTGGCCGCGAATGCGGCCAAGCTGGCCGCCCAAAGGGCTCGCGAGAGCCAGGAGGAAACCAAAATGGCCGCGAGGCAAAAGGCACGGGAGGCTGAAAGGGAGGCTCTTAAAAAAGCCGGCGCCGCGCAGGCCAGCACTGCTACCGGCTCAACGAGACAGTCCCTGGATGCGGAATACAAAAGGAGGCTCAAGGCCCTGCAAGGGTCAAAGGACTTTGAGGGGCTCTTGAACCTGAGGGAAGAGTTTCGTAGAAAGGGATTAGATATATAGCGTCGGTGGCGATAGACAGGAGGAACGAAAATGGCTATTACCGATGCGCCGATAACAACCTATAGCGATACTACACCGCAGAAAAGGGTTATTTCCGATGTGGTCAGTATCATTGACCCGATGGATACCCCGGTCGTGAAGTACTTTGGGCTGGAGGGGGACCCGTCAAAGTTTCGGCTGGTGAACTTCCCGGGCACGAAGATAGAGTGGTTGACCGATGACTATGCTGCGTTGACTGACTCGTTGGCAACAACCTGTGGGTCGACCGTAACTACCTTCGCTGTGTCGGACGGGACGAAGTTCAAAAAAGGACATGTGTTGGAGGTAGATACCGAAGAGATGTGGGTCAGCAGCGTGAGTACTAACACGCTCACGGTGACCCGTGGGTATGGCTCGACCACCAAGGCAACGCACGCTAAGAGCGCTACGGTCACCATTGTCTCAATGGCCCGTCTGGAAGGAGCGTCGTCCGACGACGACTATAAAACCGACGTGCTTGCTCCGTATAACTATTCCCAAATATTCCATGCCGGGATAAAGGTGGCCCGCAGCCAAAACATCATCTCTCAGTATGGGATTGCGCGCGAGTTTGATTACCAGGCAGCCAAGAAGGTCCCAGAGCTAACTCGTCTAATCGAGAGCACATTCTTCACCGGCAAGCGTAACTCGGGCAGCGCAACGGCCCCGCGCTCAATGGGCGGTATCGAGGCTTTTGCCACCGTGAGTACCGCGAGCAAGGGTGGCGCTGCTCTGGACAGGGAAGACATAGAGTCCCGCGTACAGGACATCTGGGAGCGCGGCGGTACACCGGACCTGATTATCTGCCACGGGTGGGTCAAGCGCAAGATCAGCGGTCTTTACGAGAGCAGCGTGCGCACTGAGCGGGACGACGACCACGGCGGGGTCATCATCAACTTCGTCGACACAGAGTTTGGCACTCTCAAGGTGCTAATGAGCCGCTGGTGTCCCAAAACCAAGCTCTACATCTGCTCCAGCGAGCATATAGGCTTTGTTGCCATCGATCCCTTCTTCCAGGAGCCGTTGTCGAAAGATGGAGACTATGAGAGAGGGCAAGTTGTGGGCGAATACAGCCTGGTAATCCGTCATCCCGGCGCGCACAGCTATATCTCCTCTATCTCTACTACGAGCTAGTATCTGATATATGGTGGTGGGGGGGATAGCCCCTCCACCACCCCAAGGAGGGAAAGATGGGCAGTGGAACGAGCAGCACCTATAACCCCGGCCATGATTGCCCCTACCTGAGCAAGATGCAGGGGCTGAGCGGCTACGCGCCGTCCACCCAAGAGTTTGTTTTGGGCAAGGATGACTATGGCTGCGATTTCGTGGTATACGGGGCAACGGCGAGTAGTTACGTACAGTGGGATGAAAGCGCTGATGCCCTGGAACTGCATGGTATCGCGCGGCTTGACCTGTCCTCCTGTACGGTCGGGGCAAGTAATACAGATGGCGGCGTCATCAAGTGCGGGACGTCGAGCAGCCGTGTTGTTGAGGACACCGCCAACATGAAGTTTATGAGCTTCTACTTCGATAACGGTGCAACATCGGGCGATAACCGTGGTATGTACCTGCGGCTGTATCTGACCGGGGCCGGCGGCGGAGGAGAGGCCTGCCGCATCTTCACCGACTGCGAGGACGTAGCTTGCGGGACAGCCCATGGCGCGCATATCTCAATCAAGTTTGGTACATCAGGCTCGGTCACCGGCCTCGGCGTTGCAAGCCGCAACACCGTCCACGCCCCCAACAGCGCGCTATCCGGCGGTACGTATGCTGCTACCCAAGCTGAGGTATACTCGGACGGGGCAAGCACAGACATCAGCGGGGCAACCGTTTACAGCTTCTTCCGGGTGGTGAATGACGGCAACGCCACTGGGGTCGCAAACGTGGATGACAACATCTTCTTGTTCGACTTCTCTGGGATGACGGCGAGTAGCGGCAACATGATCGGCGCGGCCGGCAATGAGCCTACCTGGGCCGGCAAGACCCACAAGATCAGGTGCCGCCTGCCTGATGGGACCACCTGCTATCTCGTTGCGGTTATCGACTAGTCCCGGGCGGGGCGAAGGTCTCTTCGCCCCGCCGAAAAGAGGAGGAAGGAAAGAATGAATCCGCGAATTCGTGATGCCCTTTTGCGAGATATGGGAGCGGCGACGGAGAGGCTTATTCATCTGAGGGAAAAGAAAAGAGAGCTGGAGCAAGAGATCGCCAGGCTTGAGAGTGCCAGGAGCAGGCTATATGGCGGACTTTTGTTGCTCGGCATGCTTGAAGAAGAGAAGGAAAGGACAACGGGGGACGAAGGGGAGACGACAGAGGAATGAGGATAGATATAGGAATTGCGGCTAACAAGAACCAGCCCCATCAATGGTGGGGAAGCGTACTTCCCCACCTGATGCGCAATGTCATGGATGGTGTCTTCGAAATGGGGCAAGTGATCGTAATCGGCTCGGCAAGCGCTGGCTTCTGCAAGAACCAGGTTTCGGTAGAGTTCTTGGGAGGCACACAGAAACTACCGTATTTGGGGCCGGTAGATACTGGGAGGAACCGCTCGGCCATAGCAGAGCAGCACCTAGCCGGGAAGGCCGATGCCATCTTTTGGATTGACGATGACACCGTCCCCCCCCCAGATGCGCTGGAGAAACTGCTAAGGGTGGATGCTGACATAGCGGCTGGGGTATATTTTCTGCGTACCCCTCCATACAACCCCGTGGTGTATCGGCAGACAGAGAGGGGGGGGTATGTCCCGCTCTTTGACTACGAGCCGGGCGAGATACTGACGGTGGATAGCGTCGGGATGGGATGCACCCTGGTCCACCGCCGTGTTTATGAACGCATCATGGATCAGTATGTCCTATTCCGGCGTGGCGATACGGGAACCCTCAAGCCGGTCCACCGGGACGATATACTGAGCATGTCCCCGGACCTCGAGGAGGTACTGGGGGCAAAAAGCGATAGGGTTCTTTTAGGCCAAGAGAGCGTGTATAGAGTTCAGCGGCTGGTGCCGCTGGAAAAACCTCCGGCCAGATGGCCCTTTTATGCGATGGAATATGAGCGTACTGAGGATCACTGGTTCAACGAGATGGCGCGCCGCAGCGGGTCGGTCATCGCCGTCGATACCAGCATTGAATGCCAGCACTGGGGTCTAAGCGTCACCACCGGCGAGGACTTTCGTAATATTAGGAGGATGATATGCGAGTCTTAGACCTTGGAGCTGGAAAGG